CATGGTTCCCGCAATCCTCATCCTCACTCTTGCATGGACTCTCTGTTCCTTCACAAGATATGCTATGTACTCTGCGGATTTCGTATCCTCAGCACTTGCAAATGCCGGACAGCTCAAGCAATTCCTGCCCGCCGTTATTTTCATCATCGGTGCTGCTATATGCTCGCTCTTCGGAGCGTGCAAGAGTCAGTATGTGGACATCTCTGAGGATATGTTCATCCACGACACCACCTATGTGTACAACCTACAGAAAGATAGTATCTTCCTGCACGATAGCGTCTATATGGAACGATGGTATCAGGGCGATACGGTCTATCTCTCGAAGTATGTGGAGCACATCGCCTACAAGGACCGCGTGAAGCACGATAGCATATACATCAACAAACAGGACACCATCGTGAAGACCGTCATTCAGGAAGTACCAGCCAAGAAGAGCTGGATAGACAAGACTATGGAGACGCTCGGGGGCATATTTATGATCGTGCTCTTCATCGCTCTCGCATCGCTGGCTCTCTTCTTCATCGTGAAGAAATACAAAATTTAATCATTATATATTATGGATAACTTTTTCGCAAGACATTTCCGCTCTGCTGAAACCGGAGGCTCAACGAGCAGTCAGCAGTCTGAGGCAAGCACCTCCCGAGGTGCGAGCTTTGCAGACAACGCTGTGATTGTCTCTTCCCCTACGGCAGCACTCAACGTGGCAGCGTTCTATCGTGGCGTTGAATTGAGAGCTCGCACAATGTCTATGTTGCAGATGCAATACCAGCGTCTGGACAAATTAGGAAAGAACTATGTGCCAAACCTCCGGGCTGAAGGTAAGCGCATCAACTACATGCTTCAAGTTCAGCCTAACCCAACCATGACATGGCCAACGATGATGGCACAGGCAGAGATACAGCGCATCATGCAGGGTAACGCAGTCATCTACATTGAGCGTGGCATGGACGGTGAGGTGCGTGCCTTCTGGCTCTGCACATCAGCGAGTCTGAACACGGCCAACATGACGTATGAAATTTCATACAATTCGCAGTTCGGTCCTGTGGTGCTCTCTGGTGTTGACTCGCAGAGCGTCATCCACATCAAGAACACTTTCAGCAACAACAACGGACTGACCGGTATCTCTACCCTCACCTATGCTCGTAAGACTCTCGGCATTGCTGCTACAAACGACAAGCTCGCTCTCGACACCGCTGCAAAGGGTGGTCGATTGAAGTTGCTCGTACAGGAAGACAAGCAGGGCGGTTTCGGCATTGGTCGCGCAAGCAAGAAGGAGTTGGAGAAGGTGAAGGACAAGCTCAACGAGGATGTATACAAGGAGGATGTTGTGCTACTTACCAACATCGCCAATGTGACTCCTATCTCAATGAACGCACAGGATATGCAGCTCTTGCAGAACCGTCAGTTCTCGGTCCGCGAGATTGCCCGACTGCTTTCAGTTCCGCCAATCCTTCTGATGGACGACAGTAACTCATCTTATAAGAGTCCGGAGGCAGCCACACAGGAGTTCTTGACTCGTACCATTGCACCAAGCATACACGAATGGGAAGCAGAGATGAACTGCAAGCTCTTGGGCGTGGAGTCGTTTGGTGTACTGCGCTATCATCTTTGCGAGCAACCTCTCACTCGTCTTGACCCTCTCGGTCAGGCTACGGTCAACGAGAAACTGCTCCAGATTGGCGCGAAGACAGTCAACGAGATCCGCAAGGACTATGATATGCCAGCAGTCAAGGATGGCGACAGAAGTTATATCTCAACCAACCTCGCAGAGCTCGGCTCGCAGAAGTTGGCCGGTAACACAGCACAACCAACACAGGAAGGAGGCACAGAATGAATATCGTAACTCTTGCCGAAATAAAGGCGCACACTCGTATCGACTCAAATGCTGAGGACACTATGCTCACTCTCTATGGCGATTCGGCCGAAGAGGTGGTGCTCAGCATCCTCGACCGCGATCTTGACGATATTGTAGATGAGTATGGCTCTATACCGAAGGCTATCAAGCACGCTGTGCTGATGCTCGTAGATCATTCTTATGCTCAACGCTCTCCTGCCAGTGTGCAACAGCTTTATGCCGTACCTTACACCATCGAGGCCTGTGTCAAACCATATATGAACCTCTAAGGCTATGGCATACAGTACAGGCATATTGAAAGACCGCATCACTATCCAGACGCGCAAGACTGCTACTGATGGACGCTTCGGCAGAAACTCTGCCGGAGTGCAGTATGAAGACGGAAGTACCATCTGGGCTAACGTGACATGGACCAAGGGAGCAAAGGCACTCAGAGAGGGCGCACTTGATGCCTACGAGTACATCATGGTGAGGTGCAGATACACCGCAGAGCTCACTCGCGAGTGCAGGATCAAGTATGACGGAAAGGTGTACGACATACAGTCTTTCCATGCTGACAAAGGCGAAAATACCATTCAGGTTACTGCAATAGAACTGACTGGCAACTTGTAAACCATTTCTTTATTTTGTTGTGTTAAGCAGAGGCCCCTCGCAAGGTCTCTGCTTTTATTGTTTAACTCAGAAAGAAAAGAAAATCATGACAGAAGAACAATTCAACAACCTCAAAGCAGGCGACACAATTCGTTTTGCTTCACGCAAGATGATTGTAACAAAGGCTCCTTACGCTGATAAGGATTTTACCAAGATTCACGCTCTCCATGTAACCAAGGCCTACAGTTCCTTGCACATACTCGACAATATGGACTGCCGTGACATTACCTTCGTGTCAAAGGATAATCCTGAATATCCTGCTATGAAGTCATGCACTACATGCCGATTCCGTGGTACATACTATTGCCCACATCCTCACACCAGTAATAACGGACAGAACCGTTGTCAAAAGAAATATATTCTTGACCGCATCAACCGTATGGAGACAGATTTGAAGCAATTTCGCCGTAGAGATACAAAGCAAGCACTCCAGATGCTTGAAGAATGGGAGGAGGAAATGAAATGACAATCAAACAAACGCTAATTGAAGCTGGCATCTATACTGACAAGTTAGATCACCAGATTGCGCTGGCTACACAGCTCAAAGCAGAATGCAACGCTTACCGAAAAACAATCCGCGAGGAAGGTCACCTCATAGAGGGCAAAAACGGAAAAGTAATCAATCCGGTAATTGCTTCACTCCAGAAGGCCGAAAGCCTACTCCAGTCGGCTTATACTGCCCTGGGCTTGACCTACTCCATCAAACCGGACAACATCACGCCGACGCGACCAAAAGAGGACGATCCTCTCTCTGAGATGTTGTCCTTGTAAACCTTTCCCCTGTTTGCCCCGATGGGTGAAGGGGTAGTACCCTTTCGGCATGCTGGGTAGTACCCTTTCAGGGGTGAGGGTAGTACCCCCTACGGAATGACATCCCGAATGTTTAACTCATAAAAAACGAAATATCATGGCTAAAGTGATTTTGCAGAAGGTGGAAAACAAAAACCTTCAGACTCAGGCACAGCAGTTCTATCTGCAAGTGGCTGGCAACGGTGTGATTGATGCTGACAAGTTGGCTGACAATGTGGCAAAGGAGACAGGACTCTCGAAGACTATCGTGAAGGCTGCCTACGAATACTTGGGCAAGGCGATGATGGACTATATGGAGACCGGTCAGTCGGTGCAGATTCCTAACCTCGGCACCTTCCAGTTGTCGGTCCGTATGGATGCCGTAGCAACAGAGGCTGAACTCTCGGCTACTAACATCAAGTCGGCTCATGTGTCGCTCATCGCTGGTAAGGAACTGAAGCAGGCTCTCGCAGGACTCACCTACGAGGTGCGCGGAGCAAAGACCACCACCACCGGCAATACCAATTCGTCCGAAACTTCGGACGATGACGATACGATACAGTTATAGTTATTCTCCCAGGCCTCCCCTTGCGTCGGTTGTGAAATTTCGTAGAGAGGGGAGGCCATATTATTACCTCAAAAGAAAGAAGAAAGATGAATTTGATTTTTTTAGATCGCGGACATGTTTACAACACTCGCCGCATAATAGCCCGACATGTCGAGGGTGGTGTGGACCTTGAGTTCAAGAGCGTCACCGAAGCATCCAGAGAGTTGGGCATCCCCTACGCGCATATCATCCGAGGACTGAAGAAAGGCACCACAGAGCACGACTTCACCTTCAAGGACTTCCAGACCAACGAGTTCCAACCTCGGGCAGTGGAGAATGATGGATTGATAGAATTTGTGTAAATGGCGCATAGTGCATTATACATCCGGCTGATGAACTCGGCACGCTGGCGAAGACTCAGGGCAGAGGTGCTGACGGAGCAACCACTGTGCCAGGAGTGCCAGAAGCAGGGAAAGGTTCGCGCTGCGCGATGTGTTCACCACCTCACGGAGATTGAGTCGGGCAGAACGGATGCCGACTGCGAGGCACTGGCATT